CGTCGCCAAACTGAACACGATGGCTGAGTTCGGCTGCGTCCTGTTCGAGCAGCGGGAGGACGGGTGAGCGCGACGGGCTGTCTGGTTGCTGTTGACGACTTCAGCCAGCGGCATGACTACTCGCAGCCTCCACACAACACCCCCGAGACCCCGCGCCGAGCCACCGACAAGGAGCCCTGCCAGTCGATGTCATCGGACGGCAAGCTCGGCTGGTGCGAGCATGTGGCGGCTTACGAAGTGGTGGTCTACCAGATCGGAACCCATGACTGGGTGGTGCTGGACGCATGCTTTCCCTGCGCAGACTCCATCAAGCGCCGTCATGCCAAGCTCGGCCCTCGAGGAACAGCCGCCGTGCACAGTATCCGCTCGGTTCGGAGGGCCGCGTGAGCGAGTGCTTCTGCCAATGCCACGGCTACGGCTCCACCCATAATCCTGGTTGTGACATTCCGGGTGGCTGCGGACACCTCCACCGAGAGGGAAGATGAGCGCATGAACGATCAGCAGCCTGATACGGCGGCGTTGTGGGCGGCGGTGGACCGGCTCACCCAGCCGTCCACTAGGCGGCTGTTCCGGGCGGCCGACCCGGAAGCAGCGGAAGCTCTCGCCGCTGACCTGCAGAGGCAGGAACAGGCACGCCTCGCGGCTGCCAGCCGGCCGAAGGTGTTGAACCCGGTCATCGTCGCAGGCGTCTCCCGGAACCAACTGGCGAGCTTCACTGCCGCCACTAGGACGCACGCGACCGTCCCGTCCCTGTGGGACCAGGCTGTGGATGCGCTCACCGCGTCCAGCAGCGACCAAGCTGAAGGCTCCAGCGGATCCGTGCACCGCACCCCGGTGGACGTGACCCTGATGGAGCAGATGGCCTACGTCCGGGAGGCGATGGCGGTCAACCTCGGCCAGCGGCACCTGAAGCCCCGCGACACCGTACCGGGTCAGATGCGCCAGTTGGCTGCGCACGTCGCCAGTAACGAGCCGGAGCATGTTGCCTGGTGGACGTTCCGGTTCGAACAGTGGGCCAGGGTGCTCGCCGTCTACCTGCAAGCAGTACAGCAGCAGCCGAAACCCCGCCGCATCCGAGGCGTCGCCTGCCCCGAATGCCAAGTCCGCTCCGTCGTCATCGAAGACGCCACCGGGCAGCCCGTCAGGGTGCCACCGATCGTCATCGACTTCCATGAGGGCTACATCCGGGCCGCTGAGTGCACCGGCTGCGGGGCTACGTTGGCATGGCGCGGGGAGCAGATGTGGGACCTCGCAGACCGGCTGCGGCAGCAGGAGCCCGCCTAACAGTTCCAGCGTGTCACTTGCGAAACGCTAACTTCACGGGCATGATCAAGGCGCTACATCTTTGCGCGCCCAAAATCAGGCGCGTTGAGCCGCTCCAGCCTCTTGGTGGGCGGCTTTCGTCGTCTCTAGGGCGACTCGCGAGCTACATCTCGTAGCTGGCAACCACCTCCCTCCCTACCTGAAAGGCTCCAGCATGTCCAAGTTCCAGTTCTACTTCACCAACAACGAGTCCACCGAGGTTGATGCCGAGTCGGTCCGGTTCACCGAGGAGGGCTACGTAGAGGCGCTCAACGACCAGGGCGCCGCGCTGTTGGTCGTTCCCCGCGAGCGGCTGAACTACCTCAAAAAGGTTTCCTAACCCCCGTTCGTCGTCTCTAGGGGGCGGCAAGTGCCCGGTTGGCGAGTCGACCTCGAAGTGCAGCCAGATTCGACGTTGCACGTCTGGCCGGACCTCGAACAGCACCTCGAGCACGACCTCACTGGTGGCGCCTGCATCTGCGGCCCGGCGCTGAAGGAACAAGCCAACGGCGTGGTGCTGGTTACGCACCACTCGCTAGACGGCCGGGAACTCCACGAACCGGACCGGCGCTAGTGCCCGACGTGCAACCTACGAGAGCCGAACTGATCAGCCGCCTAGAGCGGTCACGGGCCCAATCCGTACGGCTGCACGACGAAGCTCTGGAAGCCCTCCGAGCCCTAGACGACTGGGACGACGAACATGGCTCAACCTGACCGCCGCGTCGTGCTGGTCACCCGAGCGCAGATCGCTGCGGCGAGGCTGATCGTCCGCCGCGCAGAAGCCACCGGCCGTCCCGTCCAGGATGGTGTCCGCAGGATCGCCGAAGCGGTATCGAGGCGACCGCTGGATGGCTGATCTCGAGATCAGGGCATTCGGTCACCGCTTCCTGCTGGTGTTCGAACGTATGCGGCGCAACGAGCCAGCACGGCAGCAGCCCGAAGTCCGCGACCATCTAGCGGGCAGCTTCGACGTGGCGAACAGCGTATGGGTGGACGACAAGACCGTGGAGATGCGCTTCGGCTTCGGCCCGCGCCATCCCATCCCGGAGGACTGACATGGCTGACAGCATCGTCGGGGAGATGCGCTACCTCGGCTTCGACACCAACGGTAGGGAGGCCGAACTCTTCGCAGGGGAGGAGTTCGAAACACACCTGCCGTCACAGAACCAGATGGTAGTCCACTCGCCGGCCGGAGAGGTCGTGGTCAACGTGGGCGACCGTCTCAGCCGGGACGGCGCCGGCCGGCTGCTCGTGGCAGCAGGGCGCTGACCGATGGTCGATACCCGTCCCGGCACCCAGCTACCGCCCGCGCTGATCGAGTACTGGGTCCACGGTCCCGGCGCTGCGAAGATCGGCTGGGGCTCCGGTGGTCCGGACTTCGAGGCATGCAAGATCGAGATCAACAAGGCGATCGTCAAGGGTGGCAAGCCACCACTGTCCGACCGGGTCATCTCCGGCCTGTGCTCCGACCTCCACGTCATCGCCACGGGTCACCGCCCGGGCCACGCACCGGGCGAATCAGCCGGCCACGGCTAGCCGATGTGCCCAACAACCCTCGCCGCGCCAACGGCCACCGACGCGATCAAGTCCGCCGCCGAGTCCTCAAGGAAGAGTCCGACTGCTGGCTCTGCAACCAGCCAGTAGACAAGACCCTCCCGCCCTACCTGCCCGGCAGCCCAGAAGTGGACGAGGTCATCCCTGTCAGCCTCGGCGGCTCACCCATTCAACGCTCCAACTGCCGCCTCACCCACCGGCTGTGCAACATTCGCCGCGGCAACGGCACCAAGACACCCAAGCCGATCATCCAGCCAGTCACCACAGCCCGACACTGGTAGACCCGAAGCCCCGCAACCTGTGGACGGTCAGGCGAAACACCGGCCGACGAACCGGACACCCTGGGGGAGGCCCCCCGACCCCCACCAGACAGCCACCGCCACGTCATAGGGCTGATCTATCTACCGCGTTTTTCCACACCCCACTGCTCGGAGGCTGCGATGACGCGGAAGCTCCGGGCGGTGTCGGCCGACGATGCCCAGGAGCCGGCCCCTCCGAAGAGGATGTCGGTGGCGCAGGCAGCCGCGACCGGTACTCACCGGGATTTGCTGGTGGCGATGCGGGAGCGGATCGCGCAGACGGTGAGTGACCCAGATTGCCCTCCGCGTGACCTGGCGGCCCTGACTCGCCGGCTGCAGGACATCGCTAAGGAGATCGAGTCGATCGACCTGCGGGCGAAGGAAGAGGGCGCTGATGCCGCCGATGTCGCAGGCGACGAAGAGTGGAACTCGGAAGCTCTCTGATGTAGTGAAGCACCTGTCGGTCCCGGCTGGGATTGTTTCGACGGGTTGGCCGGCGGTTCGGAAGACGTGCAACGAGAAGCTGGGTGTCTCGTTCGATGATTGGCAGGACGGCGCTGGTCGGCTGATCCTGGCGAAGCGGGCCGACGGTTGCCTGGCGTGCATGATCGACGGGGTAGGCATGTCGCTGCCTCGCCAGGTGGGTAAGACGTACCTGGTCGGCGCGATGGTGTTCGCGTTGTGCGTGAACACGCCTGGGCTGCTGGTGATCTGGTCCGCGCACCATTCGCGGACGCACGAAGAGACGTTCTTGGCGATGCAGGGCTTCGCCCAGCGCACCAAGGTCGCGCCGTACGTGCGCCAGGTGTTCACCGGTTCCGGCGATGAGGAGGTCCGGTTCCATAACGGCTCGCGCATCTTGTTCGGGGCGCGGGAGCGCGGGTTTGGCCGGGGTATCCCTGGCGTTGACATTTTGATCTTCGATGAGGCGCAGATTCTGTCGGATCGAGCGTTGGCGAACATCCTGCCGACGATGAACACCTCGAAGTTCGGTCTGGCCCTGTACATCGGGACGCCTCCGAAGCCGGAGGACATGTCCGAGTCGTTCCAGCGGATGCGGGACTCGGCGCTGGCGGGGACGCTCACGGACGGTGCCTGGATCGAGCTGGGTGCGGACAGGGGTGCTGACCCGGATGATCGGGCGCAGTATCGCAAGGCGAACCCGTCCTACCCGAAGCGGACGCCGCTGCAGTCGCTACTGCGGATGAAGCGGAAGCTGACCGAGGCGGATTTCCTGCGTGAGGCGCTCGGTATCTGGGACGAGGTCGAAGAGGCGCAGCGGGTCATCCCGTCCGACATCTGGAGCGCCCTCGCGGCAGCATCGGGCGACACGCCAGCGCAGGACATGCCGCCAAACGCGCTCGCGGTGGACATGTCGCATGACCGGGTCATCTCGATCAACGGATGCTGGCTGTCTCCGGCGGGCACGGCGCATGTCGAGATTCTCGCGTTGGACGGCATGGCCAGGGACACGCGAGCGGCCGAGGAGTGGCTCGTTGAGCGGGCCGGTCGGCGGATACCGGTGGTGATCGACGAGAAGAGCCCAGCCGCGTCGATGATCCCAGCGCTGAAGCGTCGCAAGGTGCGAGTCATCGTCACCTACGCCAACGACATGGCGAAGGCGTGCGGCGGGATCTATGACGACATCATCGCCGGCCTACTCACCCACGCGGATCAGCAGCAGCTGAACGACGCCCTCGCCGGGGCCAAGAAGCGGCCGATCGGGGACGCGGGCGGCTGGGGATGGGACCGCCGCGACGAGACGGTCAACATCGCCCCCCTGGTCGCAGCAACCCTGGCCCGTTTCGGGGCAGTCGTAACCGCCAAACCCAAGAAGCCGGCTGGGCTAGATGAGCGAAGGGCGGTTGTCCTCTAGTGGACGAGACGATCACCCTCCCCGGCGTTGCTGAGGACGACAACCGGACCCTGAATCGGCTGTTGAAGCAGTTGGAGGACACGCGGGTCCGGAATCTGCTGCGCGCCTCCTACTACGACGGGAAGCGGGCGATCCGCGAGGTTGGGACGATCATCCCGCCGCAGTACTACCGGCTGGGGATCGTGCTCGGCTGGTCCGCGAAAGCAGTGGACATCCTGGCCCGCCGGTGCAACCTGGACCGGTTCGTGTGGCCCGACGGCGACCTCGACTCGCTCGGGTACCGGGAGGTCTGGGAGCAGAACCACCTCGGCTCCGAGGTGTCGTCGGCGATCATCTCCTCGCTGATCCACGGCCCGGCGTTCCTGATCACCACCCGCGGCGACACCAGCGCGGGTGAGCCGGCCGCGCTGATTCACGTGAAGGACGCGATGTCCGCCACCGGTGACTGGAACGCCCGGTCGCGGAAGCTGGCGAACCTGCTGTCCGTCACCGGACGCGACGACGAAGGGCACATCAACGCCCTAGCCCTGTACTTCAACGGGCGGACCATCACAGCTGAGCGGACGTCCGCGAACACGTGGACCGCTGAACAGGTCGAGCATCCGTGGGGTGTGCCGGCGGAGGCACTCGTCTACAAGCCGCGAGTCGGCCGGCCGTTCGGATACTCCCGCATCTCCCGCGCCGTCATGTCCCTGCACGACCAGGCGCTGCGCACGGTCATCCGGATGGAAGGCCACGCCGACGTCTACTCCTGGCCGGAATTCTGGCTGCTCGGCGCGGACGAGTCGATGTTCAAGAACGCCGACGGGACGCAGAAAGCGGCGTGGCAGATCATGCTGGGCCGGATCAAGGCGATCCCGGACGCTGAGGACGCTGAGCAGCCACGCGCGGACGTGAAGCAGTTCGCCGCCTCATCGCCGCAGCCGCACATCGACCAGTTGAAGCAGCAGGCGCAACTGTTCTCCGGCGAAACGTCGATCCCGCTGACGTCGCTCGGGGTGTCGGACATGTCCAACCCCACTTCGTCGGATTCCTACATCGCGTCCCGGGAAGACCTGATCGCCGAGGCGGAAGGCGCCACCGATGACTGGGCGCCCCCTTTGCGGCGCACCATGGTCAGGGCGCTGGCTATCGCGGGTGGCCTGGATTCGGTGCCGGCGGCGTGGGGGAGCATCGACCCGAAGTGGCGGTCGCCGGTGTACCTGTCGCGCGCGGCGCAGGCAGACGCCGGCGGCAAGCAGATCGCTGCGGTGCCGTGGCTCGCCGACACCGAAGTCGGGCTTGAACTGCTGGGACTCGACGAGCAGCAGATCGCCCGAGCGATGGCCGAGAAACGTCGGCAGCGAGGCTCCGCGGTGCTCGAGCAGCTCGCCGCGATGAACAAGACGCCAAGTGTCAGCGCCAACTGACACCACCGCTGCCGCTAGCGGGCTGACCCTTGCCTCCGCGACCTCGAGCCTGGCGACACTGGCCAACGAGACGCTGCAAGGGCTGTGGCGGCAGGTCACCGATGCGCTGCAGGTCAAAGCCGTCCTGCTGGACGCCCTGCCAGCCCTAATCGACCAATACGGATCAGCCGCGGCGACCCTCGCAGCCGACTGGTACGACGACTACCGGGCAACCGCCGACATCAGTGGCCGGTTCCTCGCCATCCCCGCCGAAGTCGGCGACCGAGGTGCGGACGAGCTGGTCGGCTGGGGCATATCGCCGCTGTTCAGCGCTGAACCCGACGTCGAAGCTGCCAAGACCCGCATCGAGGGCGGCCTGCAGCGCCGAATAGCCAACGTCGCCCGCGACACCGTCATCGACTCCGCGATCGCCGACCCGGCCGCCGAAGGCTGGCAGCGGGTCGGGGTCGGAAGCTGCGCGTTCTGCCAGATGCTGATCGCTCGCGGCTCCGTGTACAGCGAGAAGACGGCCGATTTCGGCAGCCACGATCACTGCCACTGCAGCGCAGTCCCGGCGTTCGGCGGCCAGCCGCGTCCGGTGAAGCCATACCAGCCGACCAGTCGGCGGATCACGGACGCAGACCGCGCACGCGTGCGGAAGTACCTCCGCACCCACTGAACTTCCCAGCCGCGAGGGCTGGGGATCAACACGAAGGAGCAGCCGCGATGGCTGACGAAACCACCTCCACGGAGACCGCCGAGACGGCGGAGACGACCGATGCCCAGACCGAGCGGCGCTCCAGCGCGGAGCAGGATCAACTCGGAGAGGCCGGCAAGAAGGCCCTGGAGGCCGAGCGCCGCAATGCCCGCAACGCAGCCAAGGAGCGCGACGCTCTCGCTGCGAAGCTGAAGGAAATCGAGGACCGGGACAAGTCCGAGGCGGAGAAGTTCGCCGACCGGATCGCGGTCGCCGAATCGACCGTCGCGCAACTGCCGATGATGGTCGCCGACAACCTCCGCACCCACCTCGTCGCCCTGCACAACATCCCCGCCAACGACGCGGAACTGTTCCTCACCGCCAGCGACCCTGAACTGCTGCTCAAGCAGGTCACCCGGCTCCTGGAACGCGGCGAAGAGCAGGCGAACCAGCGCAAGAAGAACGGACTTCACGTGCCCCGCGAGGGCACATCAACGAACCCCGCCGAGAACGACGAGCTCGCCACCGCGCGTGCCCTGTTCGGTGGCGGCGGGTAACCCCACCGAGAAGGAGACGGCGCCATGACGGTGCTTGCAACCACCGGGATCACCCTCCCGAAGAACATCGCCGCCGGCATGTGGTCGAAGGCCCAGTCGGGCTCTGTCGTCGCTGCCCTGTCTGGTGCAGAGCCGATGCAGTTCGGCGAGGTCGACATCATGACCTTCGACGCGCCGCCGCGGGCTGAGTACGTCGCTGAGGGCGGCGATAAGTCGTCCAGCGGCGGCACCTTCGGCTCGAAGACGGTCGTGCCGCACAAGGCGCAGGTCACCATGCGGTTCAACCAGGAAGTCAAGTGGGCCGACGACGACTACCAGCTCGGCGTTCTCCGCACCCTCGCCGCCGCCGGCGGTGTCGCCCTGGCCCGCGCCCTCGACCTGGGTGTCATCCACCGCATCAACCCCCTGACCGGCCTCGCAGCGGCGTCGATCACCGGCAAGCTGAACGACACCACCAACCGGGTCGAGGTGGCAGGCGCGGCTGACCTCGAGGTCGAAGCCGCTGCAGGCCTCGTCATCGGCGACGGGTTCACCCCGAACGGCGTCGCGTTCGACCCCGGCTACGCCTGGACGATCTCCATCGCCCGTTACGAGGACGGCCGGAAGAAGTTCCCCGAGCTCGGCTACGACGTCAACATCTCCAATTTCGGTGGCCTGAGGGCCTCGGTGTCGAACACGGTCTCCGGTGTGCCGGAGGCGACCGACACGAAGCTGCGGGGCATCGTCGGCGACTGGACCACCGTCCGGTGGGGTGTGCAGCGTCGGGTGCCGATCGAGATGATCGAGTTCGGCGACCCGGACGGTCAGGGTGACCTGAAGCGGAAGAATCAGATCGCTCTTCGGCTTGAGGTCGTATACGGCTGGGCGTTCATGGACCTGAACGCGTTCGCCGCGATCGAGGACGCAGTCTGATGCCCCGCTACCGCCACCCGCTGACCAAGGTTGTCGTCAACGTCGCTGAGGGCAAGGCCATGCCCGGCTACAAGCTCATCGGTGACGAGGTAGAGGAATCGGCCGGCACCGGCTACCAGGCGTTGAAGGTCGCCGACCTGCGCGCCGAGATCGAGCGTCGCAACGAAGGCCGCGACCCCGAGGAGCAGTTGTCGGCTGACGGGAAGAAGGCGGACCTGGTCGCCGCGCTCGAAGCCGACGACCAGGCCAGCACGGGGGGCGCCCATGCTGCCCCCGCCGACGCCGCCGACGCCGCCGACGCCGAGTAACAACAGTCAGGGGTTGACCAGTGCCCGCCGTTGAACTAGTCCCGCCGGACCTGGAGCCGTTCGCCGACATCGAAGAGGCGAAAGCCGAGGCGATGATCGACGACGCGATAGCGATGGCGGCACTGGTCGCCCCCTGCATCCTCGACGACGACTTCGCCTACCCCGCTGCGGCGAAAGCGCTGCTGCGCGCTGCGGTGCTGCGCTGGAACGACGCCGGCACCGGTGCCATCCAGTCGGAGTCCAAGACCGCTGGCCCGTTCGGGCATAGCCAAACGATCGACACCCGGCAGCAGCGGCGGAACCTGTTCTGGCCGTCGGAGATCGAAAGCCTGCAGAAGATGTGCCAAGGCAGCGCCTCCGGAGCGTTCAGCATCGACACCCTGCCCGCCTGCACGCCGGTACACGCCGACATCTGCTCACTGAACTTCGGCGCCACCTACTGCTCCTGCGGCGCCGTGCTTACCGGCTCCTGGCCGCTGTACGAGGTGTGACCCGTGTGGTTCCCGCACGGCGTGACGATCACCCTGCACCACCGCAGCAAGACCGGCGTCGACGGCGATAACAACGACATCTACGGCTGGACCGACTACACCATCCATAGCTGCGCGTACTGGCCTGCGGGGTCCACCGAACTGACCGGCGGGCGCGACACCGTCTCGACCGCGCCCAGCGTCGCGGTGCCCCTCGAATCCATGAGCCAAGCCACGCCAGGGCCGGTGGACACCATCACCGACACCGACGAGATCACCGTCCGCGGCAAGCGCTACGAGATAGACGGCGAGCCCGAAGACTACGGGACCGACCCGTTCGACGGCTGGGAACCGCCGCTCCACATCCGACTCGGAAGGGTGACCGGCTGATGACCAGCGAATTCACCCCCGATTACGAGGGCATCGGCGAGATGCTCCGGTCGGAATGGATGCAGGCCGAGATGATCCGCCGCGCCGAGAAAGGCAAGGCGTACGCGGAGGCTATCGCTCCGTTCGACCCGACCGATCGCGATGGTGACCACTACAAGGACCATTTCTCGGTACGGCCAGGCAATCGACAGGACCGCGCCAGCGCCGAGCTGGTGAACGACCACGTCGCAGCGGTCCAGATCGAGTGGGGCACCTCGGACACCCCCGCTCACCGCACGCTCGGCAAGGCGCTCGACGCGATGGGCAAAGGCTGATGTACGCCGACATCGAGCCGCTCCTGACTGGCTGGTTCACCACCCAGTTCGCGGACG